ATAAAATTTCCCTTTACCATTTTCACTTTCAACGATTCTGCTTATAAATAGGAAGTAATTTAATTCCGTAGGCTATGCAAAATAAGCACAGCTAAGACCATGCGCGCCCGTACGCCACCACGTCCAGCTTGGTACGACCATTGGCCTCTGCCACCTGTGTCATATTGGCCAGCTCCGGTGTGCTGGCAATTATTCTAGCTTTGGCAAAACGCGGATTCCATTCTCTGCAGAAGACATATTCTTCACCGACGTGCCAGCCTTTATCTTTGGCAAGTTTGCGTATGGTCTGCGGTCGCTCAAGGTAGTCAACTTGTCTGCCGTCATGCACGAACTGCTTGATGCCCTCAACTAAATCAACGTCCAGCATGAAAACCTGTGCGCTTTGCTCTTCAACAAGTTCAATCTTGGCGCGTTTTAAAAAACCCTCAACCCATCTCTTGCCCGGACTTGAAAGTTCATCGACGACTTCCTGTTTAGCGCTTGTCCATGGAGCAGCGTCGCCCACCATGACGCTACCGTGCTGCGCCACCCATTGCGCGGCCCAATGCTTAATCTTGCCCAAGCCGCCTTCCAGCGTGAGCCAGCCGTTGAATGTCTGCCAATATGTAGGGCTGCGCTTGTCACTGCCGATGGCAGGAATCAACCAGCGCCGGTCCTCCATATCCAATTTGAGTGCGCGCATGGAGTTGGAGCATGCAAAAATATGCAACCAATTATCTATCAAGTACTCAGATTGATATTTTTTATTGATGACGATGACGCGGTCAGTGACAATTGACTTCAATCGATTGTAGGCTTGTGCGCTGTGTCCGGCATAAATTTCATGTACGACGGCCAGCCGTTTGTGCGCCGCCCAATAATTGAAATTGCTTTTGCATATGTCCTGTTCGCTTGGCTGACTGACATTGTCCGCGCCCAGCAGCGGACCAAGCACGCGCTCACCGAGCGTCCCTTTTCCCACGCCTTGTGTCTCTGATATTAACAAAACACCATAATGCATCTTGATGTCCGGCCTAGCGATCAACGTCGCACACCAGCGCAGCAGATGATCTCTGTCACCTGCGTCTGGGACCAGATGCTCCATAAAATCCAGCCATGGTCCGGCGTCGCCAACCTCCACACGCACGCTACTCGGCTTATGTGTATTGATGTAGCGTTCACCTTCTATGGTGTACACGCCGGGTGCAAGACCGGGATCATATTTCAGCACCGCAGTTTTGCTGACGCCTGACTTTTTCAACAATGCCGCTGTGTCCTTCACGTCACTGTACGGTGCCATCAGATTATTGAACTCGTCAGTCATATGAATGGAGTTGGACCATTCCTGATGCACGTAGACCTCCGGTGAAACGCAATGTAACCATTCTTCAGCAAAATCCTTGCGGATGGCCATGTATGGCTTGCCTTCACCGCTGCGGCGCTGCTCGGTGGCCCATGTTGCGGGCTGCATGTATTCACGCAACGCAAGTCCTATCCATCTGCTGCCGCTGTACATGCTGGCTGGCATCGGATCGGCCATATCCCATGCTACGGGCCAAGCATTGTCAAACATCACGCCTTTAAGTGGATACTTGACCAATTTTGATATTTCCTTCAACGCGTCCTTTCCGGCATAGTCATTGTCACAGATGTACACCAATTCAAGTGGGCGCTCCACTTTTATATCATCGAACGTCGTGCGGCTCGGTGCCAGTGCCCCACCGATGACGCCCCAATGTTCATATTCTACAATTTCATCGCGCCATGGATGGCAGTCCAGCTCCGGTTGCCGCGCCGGGTTTGTGCATAAGTCATGTATTGCCGCCGCAGGCTTGGCACCTTCATGCATCATGATCCTTCTTTTATTAGTAGAAAATCTAGGTTTCCATATCGGCAACTTGCAGTCCGGCTCCATGCAGCGCCACAGCCCATCACTCCAGTATGACCATGGCCTGTATTGCTTGCGGCCATCAGCCTGCCGCGCGCGCTGCTGCACCATTATGATCGTGTCTGTGCCGCGCTCATAAAATTCATACAACGGGTCATTGTTGCCTATCAACGCGCGCAGTTCAGGCAGCTTGGCCGGTGATGCTTTTACCCATGTTGGGATATCAAAATTGCCTGCCAGAAAAGCCGCCTTGATGGCGGTAGCCTCTTCTTCTGTTGGAGCATATTCCTCATTGTTACAGGTGATTTCACCATCTGCAGCCAACGTGATAAAGCAGCGCTCAACGTAGTAATTGCCGCGATTTTCCTTGACCATGAACTTGCGAAAATTAAGCTGTTGCGCTCCAATCCTGTTGATATAGGCAGCAAGGGGAGCAACGTCCCGCCAGTTCATCGGCATGTCAATATCTTCCGGATTTGTGTGGGATTCAATTCTGTGCCGCCAACAAAAAGATTGCAAGTTGATAAACGTTGGACCAAAGTACCACAAGAGGAGAGAGACAATGCCAGATGACCTGTTACAAACAATCACCGCCGCTGGTCTTGAAGCGCGCGACATCACTCTGCAGATAGAATCCCTCGAATTGCAAATCAAGGAGCTGGCCGGTCAATTGCACGTATTGACGCGGCAAACCCTGCCGGACCTGATGCATCAAGCTCACATGACGAAGTTCACTCTGACGGCGCAGGGCAACACCCCGGCATATGAAATAACCGCCCGCCCATATATCCGCGCGAACATAGCGGCAAGCTGGCCGGAAGAAAAGCGCGCGGAGGCCTTCCAGTGGCTTACGGCGAACGGGCACGGTGATCTTATCAAAACTGAGGTTTCCGTTTCTTTTCCCAGAGAAAACAGAGCCACCGCGATTATCATCGCGGACCAATTACGGGAAAAAGGTCTGCATCCTCAGGTTGACGAAACGGTCCACTCTGGCACCTTGTCAAAGTGGTTGAAAGAAGCCACCGCCAATGGCGCAGTCGTGCCGCTGGACATAATAGGTGGTGACATCGGGCGTGAAGCCAAACTGAAAATCATAGAATAGGAGGGTGACTATAATGGCAAAGCAAGTGCAGTCAGCACAGGCAAGCACGGTGCCCGCTGACGTAGACGATGAATACAAGGCGATGCTGGAAGCAACCAAGGGCCAAGGCATTTCAAAGGCGCAAGAGGACAATCTCGTACCGCTGATAACGATTTTCCAAACCGGTTCAAAAGCCGTCAACCGTGCGGGCGGGGCGTATGTAGAAGGTGCCGAGGCCGGGAGTTTTTGGCTGCGCGGTGCAACACCGCCAGTGATCAGCGGGCAGGAAGGATTGGTTTTCCAGCCGTGTTATTTCTACAAGGACTTTGCGGAATGGATTACGCGTGACCAAGGCGGTGGCTTGGTCGGCATGCATCGCATGTTGCCGACTGACGCCCAAGAAATCCGCGATGATCGCAATCCCAACAAGGTCCGCTGGCGTTTGCCCAACGGCCATGAACTGCTGGAGCGCCGCAACCATCTGGGCTTTTTGGTGCGCGAGGATGGCACCATCGCACCTTATGCGCTGCCGATGACCAGCACGTTGCATTCCGTGAGCAGAAGCTGGATGACCACCATGAGCAACAGGGTGGTGGACGGCATCAATCCGCCGAGCTTTGCTTTTCTCTACCGCATTAGAACGCGTCAGCGAAGCAACGCACAGGGCACATGGTTCACCATTGACATCACTCCCGTCATGCAATCTGCGTTGCTCAATAACAAGGGCATGGTCAACAAGGATCTGTTGATGCAGGGCAAGGCCATGTATGAGTCCTGTCTGCGCGGTGACAAGCTGGCAGCGGAAATGGAAATGGATGACGCAAGTCCACAGGGAGAAATACCGTTTTAAATGACGCGGTCCACAAACCCGCAGCGCGTTGGTCGCCGTGCGCTGCCTCTCTCTCCTCAGAAAGAGCCAGTGGGTAAGTGGCTAAGTCCGGCCCGGAACCGCCAACGGTAGCACCGCGCATGACCCGCTATGTTTTCCCTTGTGTCATTGTCAACGTTGAAGAGCGTACGCGCATCTTGCGTGGAGCCAAAGATACCAAAGGCGACGCACAATTTGAATACGAAGTGCTTGGTTATTTTGCTGTTCTCAGCAGAGGCAACTTGGCGATCTATCTGGGCACCGAAGCGCCGGACTTGAAACCCGGCGACAACGTGCGCTTGATACTGGAGTCTGCATGACCGTGGATGGCATCTTCAGTCTGGTTTCGCGCCTCAGCGGCATACAACGTTTCAGCATGTTGAAAATGTGCCACCCGGAAAATGTTCTGGAACACGTCGGCATGGTCTGCATATTTTGTTACATCATCACGGACTGGCTCAATCAGGTGGAGCCTAACATTGACATAGGCAAGGTCTTGACGCGCGCAGTCGTACACGATTTTGATGAAACCATCACCGGCGATGTGCCGCGCCCCACCAAATATTTTTCCAAGGAGCTGCGCGCGTCAATGACCCAGCTTGAAATGAACGGCATTGCCAATCTGGCCCGCAAGCTGCATCTGGCCACGCTTGTCATGGACCACGCCGTAGCAAAGGAGCACAAGGAAGGCGCGATCGTTGCACTGGCTGATATTATGGCGGCAATCCATCGCGTATGGGAAGAAGTCTTGATCTATAACAATCATCATTTCGTGGAGCCAGCCAAGGGCATGCGCGAAGTGCTCGTCAACGTGCGAGAAAAAAGCATAGGCAAATTTCTGCCGGGGCAGCATTACGTCATCGACGTTATCATAAAAGACTTGGATGCCGTGCTGACCAAGGTGCTGCAGCATCCCTGTGAATTGATGGAGCTGCACAATGCAAATTAAAATTGCGCAACGCGCGCTGGCCAGCGATGCCGTGAAGGCATGGCGGTTCAGCCGTGACATTGCCATGGACTATGACCCGGAAGAAATAATGGCTGTGGATGCGCCGGTCATCGAGATGCCATCGGCCCTCCTGCATTTTATTGACTTCACTATCTTGGAAAGAGAAATCTTCTGCTCCCTGAGAAACCACACCGTCTGGGCGCGCACGTCAAGGGTTGATGACCCTACATTGTTCACCGTGCCGGATGAATTCTTGTCCGCAATGCACGACCAGTACCGTGACGATATGCTGCGCCTGCGTGGGCAAGGCGTACACCAAGACCAATGGCGCTTGCTGCTGCCGGTTGTCGCGCACACCAGTTGGACGGCGCGCCTGCACGTCCGTGACATAGCCAAGCTCATTCACTATTTCAAATATCTTTCCCAGCAGACTTTCATAAATCTGGAATTAACCGGGCGCTGTAACGCGGTAGCGCTTTGCTTGACGGATACTTTGACCAATATGCTTGGTCCAGACATAACTCGCGTATTACTGGAAGGCACCAAGCTGGCCAAGTATTTGAATGAAGAGCCGATCGTCATTGACGGCAATGCCCTGCATGACGACACGCACTTCCAGAAGGTTGCAATAATCGCCCCGCTGGGGCTGCGTGCGCAAATCGTCAGGCATCGGGAGCTGCAGTTTGTGGACAATCTGCTGGACATGATGACATCTGAGGAATTGTCTACGCTGCAGTTAAATGTCCCCATCAGCATGTGCATCACCGCACGCAAGGACGTATGGCAGTCCATCATGGGCAAACGCGCCTGCTGGATAGCGCAGGCTGATCTGTGGCAACATCTGACAAGATTGTTTACAGCCGGTGTGCTGCCGTGCGCGGACGGCAACTGCCCTTACAAGGTGGACGTTGAAGCGCGCCTGCAGGGCAATGACCCCGGCACACCATGCCCGCGCTACTGCAATCTGTACTCCGTCGATAAGACGCCTTTCTTGAAGAAGATGCAGAAGGAAGCATGGTCACGCGGCGGCAAACTCTGGCAGAAGGAATTGACATGATGCCGATACGTGTTAAACAGATTTATATTGCTGCTCCGTTCTTCAGTCACAAGCAGCTTGCCATCGTGGAGGAAGTGGAAAAGCTCATCCATGAAGTCGGCTTGGTCTATTATAGTCCGCGCAGCGACGGCATCCTGCAAAGCATGACGCCTGCGGAGCGCATCGCGCAGGCACCCAAGATTTTCAAGACAAATTGCGTCCACGTCGCCAACGCTGACGCTGTGCTCGCTCTGTTGGACGACCACGACACCGGCACCTATTGGGAAATGGGCTTCGCCTACGCCATCAGGCGATATAATCTGCAACAGCACTGGTACAGGATTTTCGCCTTCACCACGCAGCGCCCGACGCTTAACGTGATGCTGCAGCAAAGCGTTGACGCCCATGCCTGCGGGCTGGAAGAACTCAAGACCATGTTGACCGGCTTCGCGCAGGGCAAACCGCTGATCAAGCCACAACCAACCGAGAACGTGGTGTAAGAATAGAGATTTACAAAAACAAATAAACTAAAGTAAAATTTAAAAGTAAGTCAAATCGGTTCACAATCCAATCACAGGAGACTACGATATGACCCCCTTCGAAAACGCCGTATATCGCGCCATCAGGCATGGTAGCCGAGATGACCGTAAGGCATTGATGATCGGTGCTGGTGGTGAAAATACCAGTGGTGAAAATCTCATGGCTTATATGCGGCAAAACTTCGGGCTGAATGGCAATAGTCAACCGCACCAACAATTTCAGCAATCACATAATAATTCAATCAGAGACGTTAAACCCGCCTTGATTGCTGTGCTGGAAAATCGCAAAGTTGTTGCCACCGGAGCTACGGTGCTCTTGAGCAGTAATTGGAGTGGCATAGACCCTAGAGGATTGATGATCAAGACACCTGAAGAGGTCTTTGATTTTCTGGAAAGTCTAACCATGGAGCTTGGCATGTACGGCGATATGTATCCAAGCCGCAAAGCACTGTTCAAGATGATCATCGACGCCTATTGTCGTGCTCTGGAAAATACGCATCATAGAGAAACACATTATGCCAGTGGTGAGACTTAGAACTAGAATAAATCGCCTAGTCTGCTCTGGCTGTGGCGCAGAAGCTTCATGTGATTGTGGTGTGCCTTATGTAACACCAGCAGAACGAGCAAGAGCAGTTCTCGCGGAAACTCCGCAACTCTCAGATAGAGCAAACGCTCATCGTGCTGGCGTAAGTTTAAATGTTGTCAGAAGACAAAGGGCCATTTCAACTGACTCCGTCGAGTCAGTTGAACCACGTCAAGGTAGAGATGGCCGATTACGCAGGGTATCCAGAAGACAACGGATGCCAACCGAGGCTGCTGCTGAAATTCAACATCAGCAGACTCTTTACGATCAGGCGTGCTTGTTCCTGAGCTTGATGACAAGCCAAACTAGGCGAAGATTTTTCGCTCATATAGAAAGGACGTACGATGCCTAACATTAATAAAACACCTAGAGCCGGTACAAAAGGCTTTATGTTGACGGTGGTGCCAACACGTACAGCTTTGGAGGATGCTATCGGGGAAAATGGCTTTTGTCATCCTAAAAAATGTTGGCATCGGATGGCTCTCTATTCAATCATGCAGGGCCTTGATCCTAATGGCAATCATCATATTCGTGTTGATGCTGGCCATATCAAGCTTAACTATAAAGGGTATCATTACGTCGCTGATACACCTTTGCATGTAAAGAGATCACTTATGCTGTTCGATGCCCAGCGTTACGATGAGGTTCGTATTCGTGCATACAATTTGCGGTTCCGTCGAACGACAAAAGTTAGATCACCAACTAGAGAACGTCAAGATCAAGTTAATGAAGCTCGTCGGGAGCGCCGTGCTCAGGGAATTCCAGCTCGTACTTATAATCTTCGTGCTCGTGTTGCTGGATTTTCTGGAGTAGTATAGCCCTTAATGTCTCGTGCAGTGATAACAGGTGCTTCCTCAGGCTTGGGCAAGGCAATTGCTCACAGCCTGAGGAATGATTTTACAGTCATCGACTGGTCACTGGAAACCGGCGTTGACGTGACGGACGGCGCGCGGATCATGGAAGCCGCCGCTGGCCTGCCTGCGGTGGACGTATTGGTCAACTGCGCTGGCATCAATTACATCGCGCCTTTTGACCAACTCACGAAGCAGTGCTGGGACCACTTGATGGACGTGAATGCATGGGCCATCGTCAATTGCACACAGGCGCTATTGCCGCAACTGGCCGGTGGCACGATTGTAAACATCATCAGCCGCGCCGCCATACAGCCGATGACCTATAGCCTGCTGTACAATGCCAGCAAGGCAGCGGCAGCAATGGTGACGCGGCAAATGGCGCATGAGCTGCACAACATCATCGTATTCGGCATCAGCCCCGGCTGGCTGGCAGGCACCGGCATGACCAATAAAGTGGACGCGCGCCTGCGCGTATTGCGCAACCTTGCGCCGCCGCCTGCACGGATTGACCCCGCCGCCATAGCCGACCTGCTCGCTTGGCTGCTGCAGTCAAAGCAGCGGCACCGGCATCTGCACGGCAGCATTATAGAATACGGCCAATGAACAAGGGGCGGTTTATAAAATTGATGATGATGACCACATCTGATATGGATGGTGAAGCCTTGACCGCCTTGCGCATGGCCAATGCGATGCTGGCAGAGGACAATTTGAATTGGGAAGAGTTCTGCAACGGCAAAGATCAGCAGCAACGGCAGTACACCGCACATACGGACATTGACAATATTGATAGAATGTTTGCCGTGCTGTTTGACACCGTCCCGGCAACTGACGGGTTCCGTGAATTTATAGAAAGCGTTCATGATTTCTGGGAGCGTACAGGCAGGCTAACCCCGCGACAATATGATGCAATCAAGCGCGCATATGACAGGAGACGACGATGAAGATGGACCAGATTGCATACTACTGCGCCACCCATGAACAAGCCGAACGCGTCAAGCGCCAGTTTGGTCTGCATAATGCCACATGGGCAAAGGACACCGTGACAGCCAATGTCAGCGTCGCCCGCGACGGTGGCTTGGTCCCATGGGAAGGCATCAACGTTGCCGAGCTGCAGTTCAATGAGGACTTCGGCATCCAGCTTGAAATCATTCGTTACACGCTGGGCCTGCACTGGTGCATGTTTCATCCGGCGTATGACATTCACGGCATAGATACTTTTGTTGCGCACGTTGGCATCCATGTTGGTGATGATGACTTCCCCGCCCATCTTGACGACCAGCAGCTCGTGCAGCGCGCGCTGACCCAGCATCACACAGCGTTCAATGACAGGACTTATGAGTACAGAATCTATAAACTGACGCCCGGTGCCTATGTCAAATACATCAAGAGGATACCGAAATGAACACTACGGACTCATTGAAGGCGGCAATGCAGACCTACGAACAGCGCAATGATGTATATGCGGACAATTTCGTGCGGCTGGGCAATGTAATGGCTGCAATGTTTCCCGGTGGCCTGACGATGCAGACACCGAAGGACTGGCAGCGACTATACACCTTCATGATGATACAGGTGAAGCAAACGCGCTACGCCGCGCAATGGTACAACGGTGGCCATCAGGACAGCTCCATTGACACCATCGTCTATGCAGCCCTGCAGAAAGAAATAGATGATCGCTCTACTGCTTGACACCGAAACCACCGGGCTGATAGACAACCTCGTGAAAAGGAAGGAGCGCCAGCCGGAGGTGATTGAAATCTATATGTGTCTTGCCGATCTGCGCACGGAAACCGTCATTGATGAATTTGACAGTCTGGTGAAGCCGACCAAGGGCATCCCGAAACAGATCACGGACATCACAGGCATTGACGCAGCCAAGGTGGCTGATGCACCGCCCTTCGGTTTCATCGCTGATCGCATACAGACGATGATTGAAAGCGCCACCTGCTGCATCGGTCACAACATGACGTTTGACCACGATATGCTGGACATTGAATTTGGCCGTTTGAATAGGACAATAAAATGGCCAAAGCTTATTTGTACCACCGAACAGACAATTTTTCTGACTGGCCAGCGCATGACGCTTTCCGCATTGCATGAATTTCTGCTTGGTGAACCAATCGTCGGCGCGCATCGGGCGCGGCAAGACGTACAGGCATTGATGCGCTGTTGCGCCCAACTGCTGCACAGGGATATGCTGTAACCGTCCAAACTACGTCGGAGGTAACGCATGCACGGTTGAAAAGTCCCTCTGAGGAACCCTAGCCCCGGTCGCAAATGGCCGGGGCACACTCCGGAGTGCAAAATGATTCACACAGGCTACAGTTTCAAAAGCGCCGTCGGGCACCTGCCTGATGTCATTTCCCGTTTGAAAACGATAGGCTGGGACACTGCCCCTATCGCTGACCGCTGCAGCACCTTCGGGTTCACACGCTGGCGCGCCTTGTGTGAACAAAACGGCATGCGTCCGGTGTATGGCGTTGAGCTGCCCGTCACACCCGCATTGGGCAAGAAAGTCCCCATGGACTTCTGGACGTTTTTAGCCATTGACAGCCTCACGGACCTGCACAGGCTTATAAACCTAGCCACCGCCAATTCAGGCACGGACGGCAACGAGTGGCCCTTGCTGACATACGCGCAGGCACATGCCGCGCAAGGCGTCATTAAAATTTCCGGGCATGCCGTCTTGCTTGACCATGTTCAAGCTGATGATCCAAACTATTATTTTGGCCTCACCGTTGCCACTGCCAAGGGCCTGCTTGCCGCCGCCAGAGCCAAGGGCCTGCGCCCTATTGCCGCGAGCTGCAACGCCTACCCCACCGCTGAAGACAAAAATCTATATCGCGTGGCCATGACCCGTTACGTCAAGCGGAAAGAAACTTGGATAACCATGGGCGGCGATACCCAGACTTACCCGCAGCATATCCTGAGTGATAATGAGCTCACAGGACAGGTTGGACAGGTTGGACAGGAGGCAATTGCCACTCGCCAGCGAGTATTGTCCGGATGCACCGCCACTCTGACAAAAGCCAGTCTGCTGGTGCCGCCGAAACCCAAGACCCTGCGTCAGATGTGCGAGGAGGGTGCTGCCACGCTTGGCTGCGATCTCACAGATTCAGTCTATGCGGAAAGACTGGACCGCGAACTAAAGATGATCGCGGAAAAGAAATTTGAGGACTACTTCTACATCGTGGCCGACCTTGTGGCCTTTGCAAAAGAAAGAATGATTGTCGGTCCAGCGCGCGGCTCCTCTGCCGGGTCACTCGTATGTTATCTATTGGGCATCACGGCAGTTGACCCAATTCCATACGGATTGCTCTTTGAAAGATTCGTGGACCTGACGCGCACGGACCTGCCGGACATTGACATTGACTTCAGCGATGCCAATAGAGAGCTGGTGTTTGACTACGCCAAGGAAAAATACGGTGCTGACCGCGTTGCCCGCCTTGGCACTGTGGCCATGTACGAACCCAAGAGCGCTTTGAAAAAAGTGGCCATCGCGCTAAACATTCCACAGCAGTACATTGACAAGGTGACTGATTCCCTGATTCTTAGATCAAGCGGCGACACAAGAGCAATGCAGCAGATTGAAGACACCTTGAATGATACGGAGGCTGGTCGTGCGCTGCTGCAGCATACCCCGGAAGTGGTCATCGCAGCCAAAATGGAAGGCCACCCGAACACCGCCAGCCGTCACGCCGCAGGCATCGTGCTGACACAGGAGCCGGTCATCAACTACGTGGCCATTGATGCGCGTAACAATAGCGTGATGTGTGACAAGCGTGACGCTGCTGCTCTTGATCTCCTAAAGATAGATGCCCTCGGACTGACGCAACTGTCCGTCTTTGAACGGACCTTGGAATTGCTCAACAAGCCAACCGCCTCAATACATAGATGGCTGGAGCAATTGCCGCGTGATGATGCCGCCGCTTTCAATGTCCTGAACAGGCAGCACTTCGCCGGCATCTTCCAGTTCAATGGCGTGGCTCTGCAAAATCTTGCAAAACAGATTCTTGTGGAAAGCCTGAATGACATCGTGGCCATCACCGCGCTGGGCAGACCCGGTCCCATGGCCACAGGCGGGTCGGGTACATGGGTCCGCAGGCGCACAGGCATGGAGCCGGTGGCCTACCCGCATCCACTTCTGGAGCCGTATTTAAAAGAAACGCTGGGTGTCGTGGTTTATCAAGAAACCGTCATGCAGGTCGGTCGTGAAATAGGCGACCTGACTTGGAAGGACGTTACGGCGCTGCGCAAAGCCATGAGCAAGTCATTGGGCACGGAATACTTCAATCAGTTTGGTGACAGATGGAAAGCCAGCGCCATCGCCAAGGGCATCCAGAAGGACGTGGCTGAAAAGTTCTGGTTTGACCTGTGCGCCTTCGGGAGCTGGGGCTTCAATAAATGTTTGGCGGGGTCAACACGTATTGCACTCAACAGTGCCAATAAATCTGTAGGTAGAAATCCTACAATTGCTCAACTTTATAAACTGTATGAACAGAACCCAAGCCGATACATTAAAAGTCTCAAAAGAAAACCACCCCTTATAAGTCTTTTCCCTGATGGACGCGGCTGGCCGCAATACGCTGCCAAAATCATGTACTCCGGTGAAAAGATTTGTTGGCGTTATATCTTTGATGATCGCACCAGCGTTACCTGTACGCCTGATCATATATTCTGGATCAACGGTGAGGAAAAAAGAATCGGTGATGCACGTATCGGTGATTTATTCACAACTCTAAAAAAAGAACCATCCACCTATCATTTAACTGTATCAACGCGCGGACGTGGTCAGGCGCATGCAAAAGGCAGACGTTGGCGCATCAGGGATGGAAACCGTACAGGAAAACATAATGTGGCTTGGACAAACGGAGTCCGCCATTATCAGGATCAATTCGAAAAAAGAATGCACGGCAAACCATGCCAAGAATGTGGAGCTACCACAGTACGAATGGAAGTTCATCACAATGATTTTAATGACGGCTTTGACAAGCCCAAAGATTTAGACTGGTTGTGCGTCGGTTGCCACAAGCGCAGGCATTATGCGCGTGGCCGCGTCAAGCGCTGGGAAAAGGGCAGACAAAGAGGCAGCAAAATTCTTGTGAAGAAAGTCAAGGTCGGTTTACGCAAGACCTATGATATTGCAATGCCAAAACATCATAATTTTTTGCTGGCCAATGGCCTTGTGACACACAATTCGCATGCCGTCAGCTATGCGCTTGTCAGCTATTGGTGCTGCTACCTCAAGGCGCATCATCCAGTGGAGTTTGCCGCAGCAACCTTGGACGCCGAGGATGATCCTACCAAGCA